CTCTTATTGATATCTCATCTTAAAGGCTTCCAAGGCTAGCCTGTGAGCCTCCAGTACCGATGTGGTACTAGGCTCACTCCTCTTCTATGTAGTAATACATAGGATCACCGATCAACTTACCCTGCACGCTTCCTTTTCATAGGACGGCGGGGCTTATTCGTCAACTCTAACTTTGAGGGTATACCCTTGAAGCCTTTAAAATTAGGAAGGAAACCAACTAGTGTTGGTAAAACTTTCAAAAGATTAAAGGAATCACGAGTTGCCGAGTAAGATCTCGACTTTCCAGCAGGGCCCGGTGTCAACAGACCTAAGTCTGTTACAACGAAGGCCTGAGGACCACGGGATAGTAATAAAACTTCCTGGAGGAACTCAGAAGAGAAAGTCGACGAGATAGTTGACTTGGATTTTAGGAAAGGCAGGATCGGGAATTCCGATTTGGACTTCCAAACCTGTGAGGGTATCCTCTTGCTTATTTCAAGAGCAAGGGATTCGGATACCTTACTAGAGAGAACCATAAAGGGACTCCTTAGTAAGATACCGAACTCTGGAAACTTCTTTGTTATGAGAAGCTCCAGAGATGCACCTTTCACAGGAATAGACTTGAGTATGCGATGGACCAAATCATTATGGTCTATTGCATACTTATACGTCAAGAAAACCGCTTGTTGAACAAGGCGGTTTTCAGCTAACATGATCTTCTCTTTCAAGAGAGGTCAGAAAGCAAATCTGATCGAATCATAATAAAGAGATATGTCTATGTCAAGACCAAGTGAAGGAGAACTCCTGCTTGGAATCGCTATAGATATATCCCCCGATTTTAAGAAAGGTTTAACCTTCTTAAAAAGGGATATGATTCCCAGAACGCTCATTACATCGTTGAAACAATAAAGTCCACAACGACGTAATGGCCCCCCATACCCCAGGGTTTCAACCAGGGATACTTCTTGTGCATGATCAGGCCTAATATCCTGGTCATACGCAAGAGGGGGATGGCTCCTACACTTCTGTCAAAAGAGGGAGGGTTCCATGTCAACCGATGAGTACATGTACCATGTAGCATCTAAAAGTTGTAACAAACTTAAAGGGCTATCATGGTGCAATGCACCTAACGGAAGCGGACTTACATTTTGACCATTAACAATGAGCTTGGAGGCAAACTCTGCAGAGCAAAATAAGTGGCCCCTCATAGGGACTACTGATTTTGCCATGGAGATGTCTACCCCAAGTTCTTGGATGATCTCTTTGTAAGTCGCTGCTACTGCCTCGTGGGCAATAACAACATCGTCCCCCAGGATTATATAATCTTGGAAGTCTTTGATGTTATTGATCACAGCAGATAGACGCACAAGA